ATCCCCAGTGGAAACACCAGAAGCTGTGCGCTTAGTTTTTTGATAATTAGCCATTAGTAGACACCTCCATCAATATCGATATCGACCCAATTAGATCCGTCCCACACCTTCAGACGGTTTGTAATTGTATCAAACCATCCAGCGCCTTCAACACTAGGAGGCGGTGCTGATGAACTATAAGCAAAACTCCGCTGAGGTCCAGTTTCGTACCAACCGCTAGTTGAAGAGTCGTAAATAAATAGTGAGCCCAGAAGAGAATTAAACCAGATCAGACCGTCTCTCGGGGGAGCATTCAACCCTGTACCAGACGGAGGGACTTCACTCTTAATTGCGATGGCTTCAGCATTTGTCTGATACCACGCGGGGTCTGAAACCGTCGCGCCAGATGCATAGACAAAAAGACGACCTTCGTTTGTGTCAAACCATAGACTTCCTGCGCCGTAGTTATCGCCTGGATCACCGGAAACAATTACTTCCGATCCTCCACCTCCACCTCCACCTCCACTTGGAGCAGGAGCACCCGAGATTACATTAATCGTGCCGTCATACCCTGTTTCGACACTCCCTTGTCCTGATGTTATTACGTGGAAGACTGTTCCTGCAGTAACACCTGTACCCGATGATTCAGGGGTAATACCAGATCCGGGATAAACAGGAAGAGCTGCAGAATTAATAATGAACGAATTGCCACTGATATTTACGTAAATTCCTGAACCACCGACAACCCCGGAAGCACTTCCGCCACCACCACCTCCACCAGCTTCAATCCCGCTTATGGTTGTGTTTAAGTCTTCCAGAACTCGAACGACGCCTTCGAAGTTACTTGGGTACCCGTATGGGCACCGAGAGAATGAAGTAGTTCCCACGCCGCTTACTGTGTTGATAATTCCTTCACAAACTTCGATGATTCCGGCGAAGTTGTGGGTATGAAGAGCCCTAGGAGGTGCTCCATGTGTTGGGCAAGGCGGGATGTTTACTTCAGGCATTCTAGAAAGATACCGCCTCCAATTTTCAGTTTAGCTTATTTGTGTGCTTCGTTTTCGTTTGCGACAACTAGCAGGTCACCATTTTTATCGTGGAAAGATAAGTTTTCAGCAAGTTGCCATGCTGGAATGCCCATGGCATTAGCACGTCGTCGGATCGCGCTCCAAGGCATAGATTCCTTTTGGGGCGGTAAAGTTACATCCATGTGCATAGTCGCTTTTAAAGATATTAACAAAGCTTTGCGAAATATGGTATAGGAAAAACTGGCTCTCGGAAGATCCCACGGAAAGCCCGCCGTTGATGTAGAGTTGAAAACTTTTTCTAGATCACTTCGATATTTGACGAACTGTCGTCTAACTCCGAGTATTTAAATTGTATTAATATAAAAATTTTTAAGTAATACGTTTGACCGTTTGTCGCACTGTTCGAACAAGTTAAAAAACCCCTAGATCGCGACACTTCGTCAAGAAATTCCCCTTATACAGAAAAGTCTTAAATCTTGTTTTTCTGGGTTCTCGTGCGCACCATGCACTCTGTGCGCTAGACTCGGGGGTATAAGAACAAGAACAGTGTCCACAACTTTGATCTCCCCCGTCTTACTGACGACTCTCTTCGGGATTCTCGAACCTCAACCATCGCCCACGCCTCTTGGACCAATCACTCGCACTAAACGAGAAGGCTTTTGGGACATCAGCAGTTACGAGAACGCCGTGGCTTACAGATGCCGGTGTGGCCGCTCTGAGCCCTTCCTGCTGACTCCAGAGGACGCTGACAAGGTTTGGGTAGCCGATGCCGACTCCGGCTGTCATATATGCCGTGATGAGAGCGACAGCGCTTCAACGAAGGAACAGAAGCTAATCGCGTGGATCGAGAAGCACCGTGCAACCCTCACGTTTGAGACTCACCTTGAGCTACCTAACGATTCTGGAATGGTGTATACCACAAGTGCTCACGAAAGCAAGGGTGCTGCTATGATTCGCACACGTCATTTTGTGTTCACCCATTTCTATAGAAAACCCGTTCCTCCAGGTTCTTGCGTCAAAACCAGTTGTAGAAAGCCCTCATGCCTAAACCCTCTTCATTTATGGATCGCCCCGACCCACGCTGGGAAACTCTCGGCAGATCTGATACAGCTGATCCAGACACTCAGTTTGAAAGGAATCTCATCGAAAACGATCCAGAAGCTATTGCTAGAGGAGCGTTGCTGCGAGCTTTCACTGCGATCGATTCAAAGAATAAGAAAAGAAACAAAAGAATCCAAAAGCTCAAATATTTGATTTGTGAGCTACAGTCGATTCAACCCGCTGAGCTTACAGAGATTTCTGCATCACTTGGACAGTCCCTAAACACAACGCGACAACAAATTCAAAAACTCGTCAAAGTCGATTTGGTTGTGCGGGTGTCTTTTGAAGAAAACACTTTGTACTGTATCAACGGACATTTCAACAGATTCATTTCAGACATTATCAATGACATTTACGACTGACACCGATTCTTATCACACAGAGTGTGCCTGGGATAGAAAGTATATCATCGACAACCTTCCGCCCTGGGTGTACACAAAGCACGAGCAGCCACGTTCAGTCGCTGAGGCTAAAGCAAAGATCTCTGCTTTGGAGCATACTTTAAAAGATATGGACCTCCAGATAGAAGTTCGTGATATCGAAGTTAAAATCGGTGAGTCGCGCCATGCGACATCCTTTGAACACGACAAGTGGAAAGCTAAAATTCTGAGGGCAAAGCAAAGCAGTTTGTACGTTCTAAATGCCTACAAATACTGGCTTATCTTGAACACCGAAGATCACTACTCCAATAAAAAGTTTTGCGATCTTGTAGAGCTTCTCATTGAAGATCCGACTGATTTTGTTCAAAAAGCTAAGAAGCTTTTAGACTAAGTTCGGTTGCCATGCAAGAACTACCTTGGCAACCACGAGGGGTTAGGGTATCCTTTTTGTAGTTTCGGACCCTACGTAAGTCGCTCTGGTTGCCTAGCGCTGGGTGATCAAGAGGGGCCTCTCTTTCTATGGACATCACAGGACTTACAAAACTTCTTAGAGAAGTCTCTGACTCATTGAACAGCATCGATGCATCTCTTCAGATGCTTGCTTTTAAAGGAGATAGAGAAACCAAGGCATTCGTTAGTAAAAGAACGATCTGTCAACGCTTAAATCTTCCTTCTGTTTCTTTAGATAAGCTGATTTATCAAGGCATTATGTCCCACGGTGAGTCAGGTTTGGTTGAGGGCATCCACTATTGCAAAGCTGACCCAGAAGAAACCAACAGCTCCAAATTCCTCTATGATGCTCATCGGATCCTAAGCTCTGCCTGGAACAATTTTAAAAATGTTTGATTCTAAAAAGACTAACGACCTCAGGAAACTTCTCTTCAAGGGAAATGAGCAGGAGAGGATGATCTCAGCTGGAGTGCTTCGCACTATTTTTGCTGATATCACTCGTCTGTACTTCGAGAACAAACAGGCAAGGGGTAAAGGTATTTTGATTTTTAACGGAGATGATCCTGAAAAATCAAAGTACATCACCAAAGAAGAACTTCAAGACGACCTTGCCCTCGCACAAGAGGACTGTCTAGATGATTTTGCTGAAGGTTTTAAAAAAATGATTAATGTTATCGATAAAGAAAGCGATAACGACCTTGCCTTAGTTGCAATGGTTTACCCTGACGGGATTGCAGTAAACATTATTAACCCAGATGAAATTAACGAAAAGATCGATGAATTAAGCAATGGTCTTATCTTCTGAGGATTTTGTATCTCCAGTTGATTTAATTGCAACAACCACGGTGTTTTTTGGGGGCGAGATTGATTTAGATCCCGCTTCCAGCAAGAATGCAAATCAAGTTGTTCAAGCTCATAAATTTTTTAACTGGAAGCATAACGGACTCAACCAGAGTTGGAAATGTAAAAACCTATATCTTTTTCCTCCAAGGGAGTCTCTTTTAAAATCAGAGCAACCTAAACCAACTACGCTTTTTAAAAAAAACCTTCAATATAAAAAGTCAGCACAGTGTGTTTGGCTTGAGCTTTGCTATCACAAATGGATAAGAAGAGAATTCGATCAAGCGATTGTTTTAATTACTTCAACTGATGTAGCTCTTTTATCGACCCAAAGACTAGGGATCGATGTACCTGTTTGCATACTTAAGCAAAAACCTAAACTTCTGTATGACCGTGAAGATTTAAAACCTTTAAAAAACAATAGAGTTTATGGATTTGTGTTTTACTTTCCTCCTGTATCTGATGTTGACTTAAATATCAGAAAGTTTTTTGAGACATATAGTAATCTGGGACGGGTTTATATTCAATAGTTTCTCTGCTGTCCCAACTTTCGTCTGGACCATACTTATCTTTAGTGCCAAAGCCTACTCCCACGGGGCGGACCGACTGAGTATTTCGTGCTCTTTCTTTTGCTTTACTTATAGTTTTTTCTTTTAAATCCAAACCAAATAACTCACCGGCAAACCGATGAGACTTTGGTTCTTTATCAACGTGGTGAGATCTTCTGAACAGACGAGAATCTGCTTTTTTTTCACCGCCGTGTTTGCGTAACATCAGACGCCGTAATTACTGAACTCACTCACAGCAGAGGATAGATCACCAGTAAATTGCTCAGTCGCACCTTTTAAGAATGCACCGAGTTTGGCTGACCTAAGAGGATCTCTGCCATAGATCAGTGCTTGCGTTGCACTGTCTTCATAATTGTAAAGGTCTCTATTACTAGGGTCTCTATAAGACGTGCGGACAGGATCGCTAATCGCAAATTGATTTACTTTCACAGTTGACGGGTCCTTGGCTTGCTCCATGAAACCAGGGCGATTTAAAAGACTGTATTCACCCAAGCCTCTTCCGATGTCTGACTGCATTAATGCAGTGTTAGGAGAAAAACCTGCAGTCTCAAACTCATACAGATAAGGTTTGTACTCCCCTTTAGTGTCAGACATATAAGAATTGTATAAATTCGCGGCTTGAGTCACCCAGTCGGCGGTCGATGTACCTGTTAAATTACCGATACGCCCAAACACATCCATAAGATCGGACATTGTGTCATCGGTCTTATCTTCAAGGTAGTCAACAGTACGTTCACCAAAACGACTAGGGAAACTCATGTCTACTTAAAATCCTTCTCTGATTATAAATCTAAAGCACAGATTTTCCTGGTCTGAATGCAGACATTGCCTGAGAGGCTAATTTTTGTATGTCTTCCACAGTGGAATCAAACATAGTTTTTGGTAGTGATCGTTCCACAGGCATCTGTTTTGACGAGGCGTTTTCTCCAGAAGCATATCTTTGCAAAAGACTAGCAAGTGCTTTCTCGTTGTTTTGATCTTCTACTATCGGCTCGGGGTCTCCTAGATAAAAAGCAGTATTTTCAATCCCTCCCTGAGAAAGACCTAAACCTAAGCTCTTTAAAAGAGCAGAAACATCAGCTTCGTTTAAACCACTAGATATATTTTCGTCCTTAAGAGGTGCGGGTACATTCGGAGTTGTACGCTGAGTGGTGGTATACCCAGGATCAACTTGAGGTTGAGTAACCCCAGAAAACTTAGACAACTCCTCAAAGGAACGAACGGGCTGACCGTAATAGCTTTTACCTTCAATAGTTGGAAGGGAGGCCCATTCGGGAGATAATTTTGCGACAGTTCTAGGATTGATCGGATCTACATCTGGGTCTACGCCACGGCGGCGAATGAGTTCCAGTGCAGCTGTATCCTGTCTTTCAGGAGACATTGCTCCGCCACCGGTTGATGCCCAGGTGGCAGGCATAAACTGATACGCACCTGCAGCGGCGCTGTTATAGCCGCCAGCGCTTACAACAGTATCGGGGTGGCGACTTAGATCTTTAAACCTACCTCCACCAAACATAATGTCGTATTGACGACCACCACGATTTGGATCGTAAGTACCTTCAGCGTATGAGATTAAGTCAAGCCACGCATTTGCGTTAGGGGAAATCATTTTTCTGCTTCAAATTCGTCGAATATATCAATATTAGGATCAACTATGACTCCTAGTTCGTCGGCAACAGCTTTATAAGCTCTTTCTCTGCACACAAATCGATATATTCGCTGCCATAAGTACTGATCTCGGTCCTTCCCTTTGAGTTCTCTAGCGTCGTTTCGAATCCGAGTAAGAACAAATTCGTCTTCGAGAGTTAAGGCGAGGGTAAGATGTTCATTTTCCACGGGGGGGAAGATCCGCTGACTCTACTTTAACTCGCTAAGAGTAGTAGAAAAGGTAACACCGCCCATGCCTTACACGACCAGTAACCTGCAGTCAGTTTTGATTTTTTTTCGTCGCACTTGTGTCTAGCTCTGAAACTCTTTCTCCTTTCAGGGTCGTTCTTTTTAATCGTCATATTGGCATCACCAAAGCGCACTAGCTTCACCTTGTCACCTTCTTTCGCTGCTACGGCAAATTTCTTACCACCCTGCACGTCACGCTTGGGTTTGTTGTAGCCAGAGAACACTTCTCCGGCGAGCCTAATCCTAGCCATCTGTTAACACTGCGATAACCTCAGTATACTCAATATAAATCTAAAGAAAATAAAAGTAGTTCATTCACTGTTTAATTTCGCGTAAATCCCTGCTAATCTCTTTACGTTGCGATTACTAAGCACGCAATCTTTCATGGATAGCTTCAAACTTCTGACCATCGCCCAGGCCGCAGAGCACCTGAACTGCTCAACCGGTTTCATCCGAAAGCGAATCTCTCTTACAGAGGCCAACCAGCCAGGAGGCTGGCCTAAGAACGTCTATGTCAATCTTCAACCCAAGGGAGCCAAGAAACTCTATCGAGTGCGAAAAGAAGCTCTCGATCAGTATATTTCTGGACAGCTCGAGCAAGCTAAAATGGAGGAGGTTGCAAGCCCTACGTCTTCTGAGGTCTGCAGCACCGGAACCTGCACTTTCTGATAAGCGATGACTTCTTCTAACCTTCAAGATCTTTTCCAGGCAGCAACAACTGCTCCCACGGAAGAAATTGTCACTGAAGAAGTCGTGCTCGTAAAAGAAGCGAGCATCGATAACTTTATCTATAAGCTTGTCGAGTTCGCTTCTTACAACTACCAGCTCAATATTCAGGCGCATATGTTGCATCTAAATATTGAGGCACCTTTCTTTTTAGCAGTACACAAGTTTCTTAAGAAACAGTACGAGCAGCACGTCGAAGACTTCGACACTCTGGCTGAATTAGTCCGTTCTATGGATTACCTCATGCCTATGTGTCAAAAAGGTCTTCTCGGTGCTTGCAAAGGATTTAATAACGTAAAGACTTACGACGCTATTCCTGGTCTCACAACCTACATCAAAAACCTAGAAGACGGAGGTTATATGGGAAAAGATCTTGTAACTTTAGCTCGCGAAGTCGAGTGCCCTGACGGCGAAAACGAACTCGCTGAGATCGTCAACCACATGTTTAAATCCGCGTGGATGCTTAAGGCTACGCTCCGTAACTCCTAAATCAAAACCCAAGCAGCGCCGTTGGACATATAGAATGCACCCGTAGCGGTGTTAAATGCTGCAGACCCTGCAACTCCCACGGGGGGCAATGCACCTGTAAATGTAGTCGCAATTTTTCCTAGGCACTCGTCTGCACTCAACGCTGTGTCTGCTGTTTGAGCATTACCCGCATTATCAGCAAAACCAGCGCCTACTTTGATCCAAGCAGCTCCATTCCACACTCTGAGGTAATTATTGACTGCTGTATCTGCCCACAACTCACCAACCGAGTTACCTACTTGACCCTGTGGAGTTGAATTAGGAGCAGTAGCAGAATACTGAGAGCCTCCTACCTTACGAACTGAATTAGCTGAATCTAGAAAATATAAACCTGGGTCTGCAGCACCAAAGCCGAGAGCTAACTGACCTTGAGTTATAGACGAAGAGAAAGGTCTATCAGATGCCTGACCAGATCTGAACGAGAGAAGAGTTACAGGAGTTGATGTCATTAATAAGTACCTCCGTTGATAGAGGGTCTGAATAACGGAGGTTGGTTGACTCCGTTTATAAAAGTGCCACCATCATAAATTATTAATGCCCCACTTCCAACTGGGATACCATCTTCGTACTGCCCTCCATCGTACTTAGGTCTATTTTCGGGGGGAACGGGAATAAGAGGGTTGTATTCGTCAATATCAAACATGGCGAAACCACTAGCTTTTAAAGCAGAAACACCTCCCGATGCAAGAGTGTCAAAGTTTAAAACTTTAACGACAACAGGGTTCATATCTGAATACAACATATGAGTAGGAGTATCTTCACGAGAAGGAGAATATCTTTCCCACCAGGCGAGGTTGTCAGAACGCTTCAAAAACGTCGTCTGTTTATCTAAATTTTTCTGGAAGTATTCTCTGTATTTGGGGTCTAAAGGCTCATCAGAGGGTTGAGCTAAAAACGGAGTAATAAAGTCTTGAGACTGAAACCTATTCTGCATATCCCACCACGAGGCATAAATATGTTTGCAAAATTTAGGTTGATAGTAGAAAAGATTAGGATCTGAGTAACTCGCTTCCTTTCCGTCTTGATAAGTGGGAAGCCCTAAAAGATTCTTTGTGTATATAAAACCGAAGTCTCTCGCGAAACCTGGTAAATCTCTCGTTTCTACAGGTCTATCCCCAGAAAAAGTATTAGTACCCGCATCGTATGTACCAGGTTTTAAATCTTGGACTTTTGTATAAGGATAATTCCTATTTCTTGAGTATTTATATAAATTAAAATCTTCACGATTTAAATAATCAGGACAGTTGCAACCGAATCGCATAGCTGTCGTAAAAAACTCTCCAGGGGTAGGGTTTAAAGCTGCAGGACTAGACAGAGAAGAAGTACCAAAAACAGTCCAACTCGTGTCTTTAGTTATGGATATAAAAAGACTATCTTGAAGGGGTATTGGACTAGGAAAGGCAGGACCGCTTGCTTTAGTTCCAACGCCAACCACTGTGTAGTTGTTGTAAATACTTTTTTCGTTTCCATTTGCATCGAATCGATCTTGTACAACTTCTCCAGTAAAGAAAGATACTGGAGCACCGAATCTCTGCGATAGCTCTACACCATAAACGCCATTTTCAGCGTCCCAAACGAACACACTCTTAATAGATATACCAAAGTCAAGAAAATTAAAACTATCGCGAGGACGTATAACGGTCATCCTCATTGCCATATCTTGACTTGTGGACGGGTACATCCAACAAAGACCAGGGAGTTCTACGCCTCCTGATCCCGCTTGTCCATTAATCGCATAGCGAAAAGTGTAATTTAAACCAACGTAAGCTTGGTTGGTATACATATAAAGTTCATAACCTCGTCTCCACCGCGACCACAGGGACGAGTAGTTGTAATCAAAAAGAACACTGAAATCTTTTAAATTAAAGTCTGGTCGAAATCTCTGTTCAAAGGGTTGAGGATTTGCTAGTTGATAAGCATTCTGAGCGCCTCGAACTGCTCCAAAGCCAAACTTGCTTTGTTTCGGTTGGAAGTCTCTAAACCCCCATTGATCCGACCCCTTTTTTCGTGCCACTTATCAATAGAATCCGCCTTGGGCTAACCAGGTCACACCAGATCCACTCAAGCCACCAGAAACTGCGTTAGGGCCATTACCTAAGTAACCAACACAGAGAATGTAACCTTTTTCGAGATATAAGCCTTCCATTTTGCCGAACTCGATAGGTCGAGCAAGGTTGGTGTCGCCCACACCGGGCACAGGGGCATTAGTAGCAGGAAGTTCAATCCGTTGAATTAAGCCTTCAGTTCCTCCTGACAACCCAACCTCAAACTTTCCAAGCAGCATCGCAGCTGATGTAGAAGGAGCTGCCTGGTTAGGAGCATATACATAGATACCAAAAGCTGAAGTGTAGAGTCCACCATTATCGGGATAACCTTCGTTAGAGACCACGAAGATATCTTCGACTAAAGCAGCGTCTTCGGAAGGGATGTCTCCCACACGGACGAGTTGGATGAGACTCCCAAAGTCAGGATTAGCTGGACTAACCGTGGGCGTGCCGTCGTTAAACCGAGCACCCCTTAAAAAGGGGCGATCGATCATTAATGGTTGCTTGTTGGTGCTGGTAGATGCCACTTAATAACTCCTGCTGGTTTCTAGTTTAATCTGTTACTATTCAGATCCTAGGGATATTCAAACCTGAAAGATCAGGAAGATTTTTTATCCTGAAAGGATCATCAGTATTATAAATTCCTGGCGCTGGGTCAGCAGACACTCCAGGAACTCTAAACATAGGTTCAGCAGTTTCTTGCATAACTAGACCCGCCTCGGGTTGTTCTTCCTGCCTAGGAGCATCGTCGGTTGCAGTAACGTCTTGCTTCAAATTGAGAGCACTTTTAAGTTCGTCAATTTGCTTTTGCATATTTTCGATCAATGAGTCTCTTGACTCAGTAGCGCCACGGCTATCTGTGGCTTTGTAATAACCGCCTAATCGTCGTCCGGCAGGTCTAAAATTGCTACTCGGCCTTCCTTTAAATGCGTTAACAATGTCAGAGATACCTGCGGCTGCAGGTCCAATTGCTCTGATGTAATCCAGTACAGAGGGTTCTGGGGTAGCTATTTCAGTCGCTTGCCCAACGCTTTGTCCAGGTGCTTGACTTTGGAAGATATCTCCCACGAGGCCACCTCCGAAACCGCCCCCAAAAGTTTCAGCGACACCTAAATTTGGTGCGTTAAAAGTGGAGGGGGTGTCGAAACTACCTTGAAAGTTGACCGTAGGAGATCCACCTAACCCTGAGTAATCACCAAAAGAACCAAAGTTAGTTCCATTTGGGGGTAAGAAACTGGATGTCATGGTTTAACTCAGTAGAAAGGGTTGTACATGGGAGCGTTCTCTCGAACGAACTCCTCACGACGTTGAAGCTTGGGTTGAATTTGAGGACGAGTTGCATCCCTCATTTCAACAGCTTGTTGAAGAAGTCCGTTGACTGCCTGACCCAAGCGAGGATTTTCAAAAGCGGTTTGGCCCACAGCTTCAGAATTTCCGATTGCATTGGCCTCGTTGTCAGAACCCATAGGAGAAGTGACTTCTGTGGTGGTCACACTTTCGGGGTTTTGTTGGTTAGCAGTCGGGTCAGCCATCGAACGCTGGACTAACTGATAAGCCAGAGCGGGGTTGGCCTTAGCCCACTGGTCGAGCTGGACAGCATTCTCGCGGTCTTTAGTGATCTCACGCGCTTGACTAACGATCTCGTTTGCAACAGCAGGATTAGAAACGTACCTTGCGCGATCTGCGTAATAGTCACCAATGTTCTTATAGGTGCTCGGATCGCGTGGTTCAAGTGCCCTTTCGACCATACCGCGAGCGGGGTCGGCTTGCTGCATTGCAGCCCGACGATTGCTGTCACGCTCATCACCACGGGTGGTGTAACTTCCAGGAGCGTTATTAAGAGGCGTCATCGGCACGTTCGCTGTCGATTGACTTTCCCCAAGAGGTGCGCCGTCGTTTTCAGTAAAAAGAACAGCAGGATCTTCGGACATTGAACCATCGAAATCCGACATCGAAGGAGATTTTGAAGGAGCTTCTTCGGTGTTGTTAAAAGTGCGTTCAAGACCTAACCCAGCCAATCCCAAGCCAACAGGGAGTGCTCCCGCTGCTACAAGCTTCTTTAAATCCATAAGGCGGGCACCTGTGTTTGCTGCTCTTGTGCTTGCACGGAGAGCATCATCAACGTCTATGACATTTACATCAACAGGGATGTTTGTGAACTCAGAACCAGTGGACATCTCGCCACCTTGACCGCGACGTGCAAGTGCTCCACCTCGCGTTGATTGAGTCATTCCAGTAGGAGCGCGTCCTGCGGGAGGAACCATCCCGCCGCCTCTGGACACCATGTTTCTGGCATTCTCAAGAGACATGCCTTCATCCAACAAGCGAATAATATCTGTGCCGCCGGGCTCAACTAAATCATTAACTAAGCCGCCACGGGGGATGCCGTAGTAATCTTCGGCGCGACCTGCCATCTCACGAATCGCAGAGAAAGTTCCAGGATCGCTCTTAGCTAAACCGATAGCAGTTTCAGAGTAAGCAACCGGTGCGGTGTTTCCTCGCGGCATAGATGCCGGAAGTCCAAACTCAGGCTCTGGGGCACCTTGATCGAACAGACGACCTTGACGAGGATCGGTAACGCCAGTGGTGGGTACAGCGCCACGGCTCATTTGAGGGCCAGACTCACTGACGATCTCAGTAGTACGAATGAAGGGACGACGACCACCTGTAAAGTTCTGAGCTGCTCCTGTACGGGTAAGCATTTCGCCCTGCCTCATGGCAGGAGTTGAAGTAGGGATCGGGCGAGTAGGGGGAGTAATTCTCCGCGTGGCGTCAGCAGCTTCTCTTAGTGCGGCTGCCCGAGCAGGATCTAAACCTTTTAAAAGTGGAGCAATGCCTTCTTCAATGCCCGCCCCACGGACGGCCATATCTAACACGGGAAGAAGATTATCGCCTTGTCGTGCTAATTGGCTTGTTCCTCGTTGAAAAGCTTCGCCACCTAGCTGCTTTAATAGAGATGTAATCACGAGCGTTAAGTCCTTTACTTACACTTTAACGCCATTTTGCTTGGAAGTATAAGCGGTCAGATCGTGAAACGTCAGGTGGTCCTGGTATCGCCTGTATGAATTCACCTCCAGATCTTTCGAACCTATATCTGGCGGCCACGGGGTCTCGGTAATTAGGGACGTACAGCATGTGGGCTAGACGATCACACTCGTAGATGTAGTTCTCACGCCAAACTCTCGTGACCTCCCTCTTGTCCTGGATGCTGATTGAACGAGAAACGTCACCCAAAATTGTTTCTTGGCGACTCGTTGCGTCTCCCGCAGCAAGTTCTGTTAAACGCTCAGCTTCTTCACATCGCTCGATCTGCTGAACAATTTTATCGAAGTAATATTCACTAGGAATGCTATTTGATGCCTCCAGAAGCCTCGCATAATCACCTGCAGGCACAGTAGCTATGTTATAGCCTAGATGATATGCTACGCGGCTAAAGTTAAAATCATCTAGGCGGTAGCCAAAAACCTGAGCAGGATTACGTGTTAGCTGGTTAACTGCTGCATAAATTGTCTCTCTTTTACTCGCATCCGTGCTGGTAGCGTCAAACGTTACGCCTTGTTGTGCGAGATACGATTGTATCTGTTCGAGTTCGTTCTGGGAAAGTTGAGCCACTTATTAATACCCAAGTTATCCTTATTCTACGTAAACTTCTCCAGACTCAAAAACTGCTTCCCACTCAACCCTTTTGATCGAAGTTAGTTGTTCCAATTTCGTAAACTTTTCACCAGGAAGAGACTGTCGAAGTTCAACAATTTCTTTAGCGGTTTTAATTCCCACACCGGGTAAAACTTGAGTTAGACCCTCAGGAGTCAAGTTATTTAAATTGATCCTGTTATCGGTTGGAACCTGCGGTTTCACTACAGAAACTTTTCTGCGGGAACGGCGTGATCTTGACGGTTTGGCGCTCTCAGAAAGGTTTTTAACTTCCTGCTCTTCTACTTGATCCTTGTGGGCAAAGAAAACTTTTCCTGAGGTATTAGAACGTACCATCAGATATTCACCGTCGTCGTGCTTCGAGAGCACATCTACTTTGATGCCGCTCGGTTTATAGATGGTGTTAGGCATAAACAAACAGTATGTAGACAGTAGTTTAATGCATATTTTCACTCAAATCCAAAAATTCCAGCGTCCCACTCTGGTTTTCCATAATTTTTTATTTCTATCTGAAGCGAATCTAATTTTTTAGCTCTTGCTTCCCAAGTGTCGCCACCCTCCACTCCTTTTTTGGGGTTAATACAAAGCTCGCTTAAGACCATGTTACAAACTAAACCCGCAAGATCTTTTTCGTTTCCTAAGGCTCCTGTGGCCCAGATGTGCTGACTATTAAGCCAGACAGCACCACATTTGGAGCATTCCTTTCTTTCAAGACTAAGGTCAGAAAGATCACTCATGGTCACTATGAGAATACTTTAATTCTAAGAAGCACTGTCAATAGTAAAAAAAAGCCCCTCCCGAAGGAGAGGCTAGATATTGAGTCAAAGCTGACTCAACTTGGCGATGTACTTGTGTACACTGAGGACTCCACAAGGCCGTCGGGTTGCAGAGCAACGTCCTGACGCTCGGGGGGCTCATCAGGGATGATCCAGCAGACTTCGCAGATTGCGAGAGCCTTGTCGTCACCGGCCAGTTTGTTGGCAGATGCACGAGGATCGTACACACCAGAACCCTGAGCAAGACCAGAAGCAGCAACACCACCAAGATCGGTGGTAGCAAACAACTGCCACTGAGTTTCTGTGGAAAGAGCAGCCAGGGAGCTGGAATCGATGATGTTCACAGAAGCAGTGCTTCCGTTAGCGATCCGGCTATCAGAACCGGTAACAGACACACCGAACTGACCAGAGACCACGGTGCCATCGTCGAGAAGACCTTCGCCCACAGCGGGAACGAGGGAAATCTTAGGAGTAGCAGAGCCTCCGGCAATACCGGAACTCACCACATCACCACCGTCAACACGCAGAGAAGCGCGATAGACAAAAGCACCGGCAGGGGCTCCGATACCGTTAGAGATATCAGCCCGGACATCCTTGTGGAAGTCAGGGGAGGGGATGATGACGGAAGCGCTAGAGAAAGGCTGACCAGAGCCATAAGGCTGGGTGTAGTAGGACAGCTGGTTGACAGTGCCGAGAGCTTGGTAGCTCAGGTCCACATAACCGACTGCCTGCTGAGCAATCCAACCGGGGCGGAAAACCACGCCGACAGGACCGCCGATGGGCTGGTTGGCCAGGTTCTGAGACACGCCATTGGCGTTGTCATACTGAACCGTCTTTTCTTCGTGCCAGTAACGAAGAACATTCGTGTAGTTGCCAGGATAGATCTTGGCAACGTGAAGCTGGTTGGGATTAATTGCCATTGTCAGTTACCTCAAGCGTCGAAGGAGTAACCAACGGTCACGAAGTCTGCATTAAGCAGTTCGAAACCAGCGTACAGGCTCCAGATCATCATGATGAAACGTGAGAAGTCATCATTGTTGTTCAGGAGAACCTGAGCGTTGTTGCCGCCGATGCCGACGCCAACAGACTGAGGACCGAAGAACATGCCGATCGCAGCGTTGTAATCCTGCGTATTACCGGCAATAGTTGCGTTCTGAGTCTGGGAAGGCATGTTGGTGGATTCGAAGAATCGCACACCCTCGAAGACAAAGCCCGTGGGCATAATCGGTTCGCCAGCCACGAAGGTAGCCTGACCGAAGCCCTGACCCATGTACAGAGCAGCGTTGGGCTGCATTGCTGACATGAGGGGATTGATTTGACCGTTACCGGGGTAGCGAGCCACCTCACGGAAGTCACTGTTCTGACGCAGGTGCATCAGGAAAGTGGGGTCACAAACGCAACGATAGAAGCCGTCCTGGTAGGTCGGGGTGTTGCGCTTACGCAGGGACTTGACCACGCGGAGGAGGTCGTCCTTAACGTCGAACTTAGCTTGCTCGGCGTTGGTGTAGGTGAGTGCGCCAGTGGCGAGATCTCCGGGGAAGTAGTAACCACCCTGAGAATCAGAAGCTTGACCCTTGGAGACAGCTTTCAGGAGTTCGTTGATGAACACCCGATCGCGCCAACGACGATAGTCATCCAGCAGAGTCAGTGAACCGATGCTCTGGTGGAAGGTGGTCAGGTTACCTGTATCAAGCAGCAAACGCTGTGCAGTGATCAGGGTTTCCCGAGCAATCTTGAAAGTAGAAGGCTGGGTGGGATCCGAAGGGTCTGCAGGACCGGTGTACTCGCGAAGGGTGACGAGCACCTTATCCTTCACGATGTTCCGGCTGTTTGCAGTACCAATGGTCTGCTCAGCGGTACGCTCACGTGACTCTTTAGAGCCAGGATTGCCGAAGAACCGGTAGCGATCGAGCTGTACAGTCTGACCCGGTTGCTTACTAAAATCGTGAACGATGACCGGCTCAGCAGCCATCTCTACGATGTAAGCGGGGTGAGGACGGTAGAGTTCCGCACCGAGAATCTTCGGGAAATCGTTGTCAATAAACAACGTATGTCTCCGAAAAAACTACTTTTAAATTCTACGTTCAATTAACAACAAATTAACAGAAAAGTGTCGCAAATTTAGCGTTATACACCTTTCTGGTTTGAACTATTCACACTGGAGCTAAAGGTGCGAACCATGCCCCTAACGCCTTCGCCTAAGACTCCGTAGATAGAGCCGTAATTTGAAACATAACGAGATGATTTACCTCGATACATTCGCCTAATAACACTGCTCAAGTTTCCCGGAACACCAGACCTGACAGACTCAACAAAAGTCTCACAGTAAACAGGTTGGTGATAAACCCACGCTGCTCTAGAGCCTGAAGTGTCGTTTGTTGGGTTAGTTAAAGCTGGAAACTGTGCTCTCGGGTAACTATTGGGACCTCCAGTGCTTCCTTCTGCTGCAGTGTTTCCTTCAGGAGTTAGGAAGGGTTGATAACGCTGATTATCAGGAACAGAAGCCCCAAACCATGTGTATGGGCCTCGGTCAGACAACCCTGGTTCAGGTCCGAAAGCAGTTTGTACCGTTGCATTTGCTGTCTTGATCAGACCCTGATACCTAAACCCATCACGAATATTTAACGCGCCTGAAATGTGCGGCCAGATTTCATTGTAGTTATTCCAAAAACCCGAGACAGCTGTGGGAACAGAGCGCCATTCAGTGTTCAAATATCCACTTGAGTTAGGTGGCCCAGGAGTAACAATTCCAAAATCAGTTCCTTGACTTTGGATTGTGTAATAAGTCTGTTGATAACCCCAAGGGGTCCTGTATCCACTGGATATAAGTTGATAAGTATCAATTAAATTTAAGTCACTAGCTGTTCTTTGAGGACCAGATTGTATATTGTGATAAAGATTTTTATCGTACTTCCAGTTTGTCAGAGCCGCATAAGTCATTTTTATACCGCTGATATAACAATTTTAAAGCAATTTAGAATACTGGAAGAAGGGGGGAACTCATGAATTCTTTTTCTCAGAAAGTTCTTACCGTCCTTACTGACGACCCTGAAGCATTTCTCGCAGCAATTTCGGGTTCTGTGGCTGATTCTATACTTCACCCACAAAACCTGAGAAAATTAATTCCTCACATGGTTAAAGCCGCTATTGTTGGCTTTCTTTTAGCCGAGTTTATAAGTCCCGCTATTGCAGAGCAACTGAATTTATCTCGCAGACAATCGATTGCTTTATCGTTCGTCTGTGGCTTTGCAGGAATCAAACTTCTTCGAGCAGGAGAGAACCTAATCGAAAAGAAAATTCAGCTAATGGGAGGGACAGAAGGAATTTCCACGCTCTCTTCAAAACCTTCCGAAGGTGAAGATTCAGAAGAATCAGACTGAGGAGCACTCTGTTCTTGAGCGGGTTGAGAAGCGCGGTTACGAACACGTCCGCGATCAGCTAACCATTCGAGTGAACGCATAACTAATAAGTCAATAAGAAAACAATAGCAACAAAAAACCCCGGTGGCTAACCGGGGTGACGCATTCCACGAAGGAAATATATCAGGCTCCTTCCATGAACAAGAGCTTGGAGCGCATTGCCTCAGGACCCATGTTTTGCAGGTAACGCCAAGCGTTTTCGGGATTACGGTTCATCACTTCACCGAAAGTGTCCCATTGCTGCTGAGGAGCGGCTTGGACTTGCTGACCACCAACGTTTGCAGGGGGAGCAGGCATGTCGTAAGTCTGCTGATAAGCCGTAGGAGCCACGGTGGGCTCATCGATATCAACGGGATACACTTCAGTGAAGAAACGATCGGTGTAATCAGCCAAGTGGTCAGGGTTGGTGAGGATGGTTTGCATCGCACCAGCACGCTCGTTAAGGGCGTCATAACGAGTTGCCTGATCAATCAGCATGTCCTCAAGGGCACAGGAATACTGATTGAGAATTCCAGGTGCTTCGAGTCCGAAGTGATTAACGACCTCTGCGCTTACCGCGCTGAGTTGGGGTGCCGTAGAAGCCTGAGAGGAACCCTGGGTCGGTGAGGCGCTGGTAGACGAGATCGGCGCTGCCTGCTGTTCCTGGTAAGCCCAGGGCTGGGCCTGTAAAGGCTGACTCTGTGGTTGAGTAACCGTCGCGGGAGCCTGGCTGGGCGACCACTGAGTCTGGCTGGGGGATTGAGATGGCAAAGTCTGAAGCACCCGCTCCAGGCTGCCCATCGCCGACTCCCACGGATTGGTCGGGGAGGATTGCGACGTTAACGGGTTGAACTGGTTGCTGGTAGTAGGCTCCGTAATTGGAGCTACCTGCTGAGGCTGTTGGACTGTAGGTGCCGAAGCTACCGCCGGGGTAGCCCCCTGTGCTACCCACTGCGGGTAGGCGGTTGAGCCCTGGTCGTTGGTTACCGCCGGGGCTGCCGCCGGGGAGACCGGGCTCGGGGTCGAAGCTTGGATCTGCTGGCTCATAGCTACCCGAGTAGGTTAATTCTTCCGCGAGATGATCGAACGTCCTGTACAGGAGCGGAGTGATATTCAGTCTAGGATCAGCCGCTAATGGTTGATCAGGCGCAAGAGGATGCGGAGACTGCAACATCTGGCTTAATAATACCAGAAATTGCTGCATTGCTGCTTGGGTTTGTTGAACCATTCGGAAAGGAAAACCCTGCAACATTTCCGCCCTTTCGCTGTCAGTTTTCTCAGGAAATAAGAACTTCAGTGCTTCAACACTATCCACACCTAGTTCTTGTAAATTCCTGACGACGATTGACTTTTGGTTTATATCGTATGCAGTATCTTCATACACATCGCCTTGGAAGCGATAAGAGACATCACGGTCGCCGTCCTCAGGTAAACCCACGACACCGGGCGGTACTTTGTTTTCTGCAAGGGCTTTCCGCATTGCAGCATCCACTTTCTGCTCAAAGCGGATGATTGCTTTTTGATACTTTTCAAGAGATTCAGGTTCTGCATCCTTAGGTGGGTTGGGTTCTTTCATACCTGAAGCGGCAATAAAAGATTCTCTAAAGATCTGCTCTTGATGATAAATAATCATCTCCAACAAACGGCAAAAACCGTAAGTTAAAAACGACTTATTTTTCCTTAGAGCAGTCGCTTGTGCTCGACCCATGAGACCTTTGATCTCAGTCGCCGTTGCACCTGCTGAGATAGAGATTTCATCAACACCGCCAAGCGCAGTGCGGATTTCTTCCCGCAAAAGAAGCGCATAGCGATTCATATCGCCACTAACTGGATCAGGGGTCATGTAACCCACACGATCTGTGGGCTCCACGTTCGCAATAATACGAGGGACACGTAGTCCTCCTCCCATTGCAGCGCCAAAAGGCTCACTAACCCTTGTTGAAGGGGTATCGGGACCTGAAAAACCGCTCTGACTGCTAATTGTGGGCCTAAATCCACTTTGAGCGTCGTTGGCTTCTACAAGATCACTGCGTGGACGCGAACTAATCAGCGTTGGGTTGCCGAAAAACTCGATATTTTTAGCAACATTGCGAATAATTTGATCATGAAGAACAATTTGCTCCATGAACGGGTCAAATTCACCCTCTCCCTCAGTTCCACTAGCGTTTGGCTTGTTTAAAACCTCAACAGCTGGAACAAAACCGAGTGTATTAGGTCTTGTCTTAGCAGGACTAAGAACGCTTCCTGGTTCAAGCTCAAAACTAAGCTCAGTATCGGCCTCTACTTCGTTGATCTCGTCAGCTGTGATCGCCAGACGCACATATCTTTTATTTTGACCATAGGTATCGGAAGGTAATCCGAGATTATTGTTCTTAACCTTGTAGCTATAGAGAATAACGACTTCCTCAACGTCGCCATTTAAGTCGTGATAAACACGATATTGGTTTTTGTTGAAAAAATAGATTTGATACTTAAGTTTTTTATCTGGTCGAAAGTAAAAAAGACCACAACCGTCGATTAAAAAGTTCCGAATAATCGCCGGGAAGCGAATATCTAGCTTATTAAGAGTGATGAGGTTGTTAATAAACCTATTTCTTCCTTTGTAAGTGTCCTGATCGCAGTAAAAAGTTAGACCCTTTTTGATCATCAAAAGGGTCATTTGTTGGATGTGGCTAAGCACAACCATTGTGGCGGATTGATTCGATCGATCCTGAGTCCTAGCGGCCTCAAGAACCTCTTCGTACCTATTCCTTGTTTCGATTTGAGACGACATTAAAAGTCACTTCAGTCTTTTTTACGCATTTCCTTGGCTTTACGAGCTTTGTCACGAGCAGACTTGCGCTTGTCGTTTTTAAGCTCTTCGCCGCTGGGCGCTTTGTTTTCTTCCCGATCTTTTTTGAATTTCTCTAAAAGCTCGGCGGGCATCTTATCAGCCATCGGGTAACAAATACTTTTTGACTCTCTCTATTTTAAGCACCCCTTCGGGTAAATCCTCTACCGGATATGAAGTTAAAAGATGATCTTCTCTGCCGAGCATGTCAGTTTTACCTTCCTCAGGCACAAAGTCCTCACAGAGTTTTTGTACTTCCGGTCGATCCCAGATGTAATACTCGGCAATCGAACGAAGTTTAGTCTTGCGCTTGTCGGCATCACCCATCCAGGAGAAGTGCCATCCTGCATTGCGAACGCCAACGTAGTAATTATTGGTACTCGCTCTCATCGAAGAAAGAGTTCCATGCTCTTTAAGTTTTTCCACCGTGGACGCCACGCCGCAACGCCAGTCGAAAAGCTCTCCCTCAGGTGAAACAAGCTGACGATCTGCACGCCCATAGTGCATAGACATACTCAACCTGACGATTTTGTCTTCTTCCATATCGATAGAAGTTTTGATAGCTTCAAGCGCAGCTGGGTTAGTAAGCTCATCACAATCAGAGCAGATAAAATAACAATCGTCACCGAGCATATGCAAACCAACGCCCAGAGCATCTCGCTGACCTCGTTCACGAACCCAAGGGTCAGGTGCTTCTTCATAGGAAGGCAATTCAACGTGTAAGACCTGAATTTTATCTTCGGGAAGTCCTAGCTCTCTGAGGGTGTCCACGCAGGTGAAGGGCTTTGGTTCCCCTCTGTGCGTCATATTCGCATCAGCAATTAGAAAACCATCTACATGGTCCTCTAGAGTACGAACACGCAGTTCAAGCAACTCCTTCTCGTTGAAGTAAGGAAAGCTGTCAATAATCACAGGTAAGTTGCCAATAGCAACATACTACCTTAAAAATCGCTGGGAGCCATTCGTTCTAAACGACTCTTGGACTCAGACATCAGCCCATTCTTCATGGCTTCGACTTTGTCAATCTGATCATCCATCTCAGGATCGAATCCAGATTCAGCTTCTCCATTCTGAGGAGGAACAGGAGGTGTGGGCGCACCGGAAACATAGCCTTCGCTCTGCTGGACATAATCGCCAAACCGAGCTTCGTCCTTTTCAGAACTTCGACGCATCCCGTCTTGCGCCGCTAATTGATTTTTGTAAGCTTTGTTAAAAGCAGATGCAGCCCTTTCGTAGGCGTCCATTAATACAACACCAAGATAGCGTTTACAGATCCTCCACTAAGTGTAACTGCACCAAAAGGCAGCTCAATATCGCCTGCAACATTTTCTACGTGTAAAAACTGATTTTCACCCATATCGTTTAGACGTACATAAAAATCGTCTCGGTCGTTTGTGCCTTTGTTTTCGACAAAAATAGCTCGACAGGTTGAAAATGTTTTTTGCCCATCAGAAGGTTGCCAATGGAACCCACTGGCGTAAGGCAGATTAGCTTGCTGCCCATAAACAGAACCAAAAGCCTTAATATCCATAAAGATTCAAATAATCATCATTCTACATCTGTCTCTTCGATCAGGAGATGTAGATACCACGCTGCTTTCTTTAGAGACTCAACCCCTCCTTTGTGATTACTCCTCCAGACGTATTTCAGCACATTTCCTTTGCAGAAGCCCTGAAACTCTTCATTAGTTAGTGCAGCACGAATACCTTCGATCGTCTCTATGCCGCCTTGGTTGTAGTGGCTGGGGTGGTTTACGTTGTTCATACGAACATATTTTCCGTGGTTATACAGTCTGAGGCTTTCACAAGAGGATCGCTATATTTTGTATCCAAATGTTGAATCAAACCCTCATTCGCAATGACAACCTTACCTTCTCTCTTAACCAACGGAACCACACGGCGATGATCTTGCCCGTCTTTCAAGTTTTCAAACGCAAGGCCCATAGAGGATCTGTCAGCAACAGGCCAGTTTCTGTGCCCTGTAAGCATGTGACTGATATTTATGTGCGCACTAGGTGAAGCTATGTACTCAGCAGCTTGATCTTGATCGAGAATCATCATGCCTGAGTAAGGGTTACCCAACAGAATAAAACCAATAAAATTATCGTCTTCTGGGGTTAGATATACAGACGCTTTATGAGGTATATCATGCCATACGTCTTCTGTAAGCTCTGTGAGGTTATATCTTTTATAGTTGTCAAATGGAATTTTTAAATCTCCTTGCCGCTCAAACCGACAAAAGGACGGTTCAAGATTTAATTTTTTAAGTTTATCCTTATATCTAAACCAGTAATCAAAGTGTTTCCTAGTGAAAAGCATATCGTTTTCACTGTAAATGTAGTAATCGTATGCTTCTTGTACGACTGAAAGTCTTAGTAAGTCTTTATGAGCCCAGCAAAGATAATAATCTTTAAACTCTGGTCCAGCAATTTGGATCTCAACTTTTAAACCTTCAAAGAGGTTGGCTTCCAAAAGCTCTTCTAAGTCGTACACATCGTCCCTGTGGTCGTGATCAACATAAAGAACTACAAATTTGTCACCAGGAAGACCTGCGTACTCCTTTAAACACCTCATAAGAGGATCAAAACGAGCAAGAGGGTTGTGTGCAGTGACAAGAATAAGTGCCTTAGTCATCAGTATTCAATAGAAAAGTTGCCGCGTTTCTGGAGGAAGGTCATAAGCCAAGTGTACGCATCTAGAAGATCATCATGTGATGTCGCTCCAATGTTGATGAGCTGATCTGACAGAGCTTCGAATTTACGGTACTTATTAAAAATAACCTTTTTATTCTCAAGCAAACCTAGAGTACCTCTAAATCTTGCAACTTTATCTCCTCTGAAGCCTTTGACTTCGTGGATATGAATGTTATGAAGGCCACGCTCGTTCAGAAGCACTCTTCTAAGGTCTGCGGCGAGTGACGCCTGGTACGCAACTGCTTCCACAACGAGTGTCACGGTTGAGTACGTGGGAAAGTACTCACCGTTCTGGAGTGCGAGAATCCCCCACTCAACAAGCATGTCGCATAAAAGATCTATTTTCTCAAGGTTCCCAATTGATCTAACCTGATGAGCATCGACAATGTAGTAATTATCTTTAAGTCTGCCCCCCAGAACAAAAGCTGTGTAGTCCGAAGTTTCATTTTTACTAGCTGATAAATCAATACCAACAGCAAGAGAATCAAACTCGGTGACGACTTCACCTTTAACTATGAGATCTGGAGATAAGACCAGATCAGATGTCATAACAGGTGACTGTTGGTACTGATATGCAAACGCAACAGGATCAAGTTCCTTTTGCTGCATTAGGTAGTCAACTGACCACTGTTCAGGCCAGTAACTGATCGGTTCTCCTACATCGTTATACGTAATCGCCTCTTGAACCACCTGCTTCCAGCCCTTCTGAGGGATAAACATCGTTTTATGGATATCCAACGGGTGGAAACGAGTACCAAGACATATGCAACGACCGCCCTCAAAAACAATAGGTGCAATAACAGAACTCCAGTTAGATTCCATCTCACTTCTGATCGTCGGGTTGCGTATATCAGCACTAGACTTGATTGGATCATCGACCAAAACTAAATGGCTTCGCTTACTTGTAATACTACCGCGCAAACCTGCCGCACGAAGTGTATATTCTTCATCACCCACACGGGGTATTCCTGCATACTCAAAATCAATTGACCAACCGATATCACTTTGCATACCAGGCTTAAGCCTGCAAGAAGGAAAAATTTTTTTGAAAGTTGAACTATCTACAATTTGTTTAATAATGCGACTCTTAGGAATTGCCGTAGCGATGTTATATGAAACATAAATTATCTGCAGCGGCCTCTGTGCAGCTGTGTGACGACCAATACACCAAGCAGTAAACAAATTCAGGCAAGTACTTTTTGCAGAGCCCCTTGCGCTAAGTATATCCGTATTGGGGCCAGCAATATCAAGCAAGTACCTGTTACTTTCTCCAGTCACAAGCTCCCTGTGCCATTGAAGCATATGCTGTGCTGGAGGTTTATCCATAAGCGTACAAAAAGTTGCAAAATCATTCTGTGCACGACTAAAAACGTTATCTACCGCTGAGTCGTTTCCTGAATCCTCCACGGCTCGTTGAGCGCGAAGCTTCAAAGCACGGCGATAAGCAAATGTCTCTCTACTTGGCATAAAACTAAAAACTGTCTGTATACTGTTAGCAAGATTCTAACTCTTTATGGCAAAAATTCTCTGGTACGGAGACGCGGTTTCTCACACAGGATTCGCACGTGTTACGCATAGCGTTCTCAACCATCTGAGTGAGAATAACGAAATTGTAGTCTTTGGTATAAATTACACCGGAGATCCTCATACTTATCCTTTTAAGATCTACCCCGCTTCTGCGCTTAACCCTTCCGACAGGTTTGGGTTACAGAGGCTCCCACAGGTTGTAGAAAGTGAAAAACCAGATTTTATTATCTGCCTTAACGACATTTGGATCGTAAATCAAGTCTGGGAAAGGATTCATTTTCTTCAACCTCAACTTAAATTCAAGTTTATTCCTTACTTTCCTATTGACTCTGAGAGGTACGTTGACTCGATGCTTCGCTTTGTTAAGGATTGGGATTTCTCAATAACTTTTACGATCGAGCAAGCACAAAGGATTCAAAAGCATAATGTGCAGCCCAAGATGCTGGGCGTGCTTCCTCACGGCATCGACGAGGGTAAGTTCTTCCCGATAGATCGAGATGAGGCACGTAAGCAACTAGGGCTTCCAACCGATAAATTTATCGTCCTCAATGGGAACAGAAATCAACCTCGTAAACGAATTGATTTAACCATTCAAGCCTTTGCAGAGTTTGCAAAAGATAAGCCAGATACGATGCTGTATCTGCACATGAGCGAAAAAGATCTTGGATGGTCAGTAAGAGAAGTTTTTGATTCAGAAATGAAGAGACGCGATGTAGACCCTACGAATAGGTTGATTATGACTTCACGCAACATCAACTATATGGCAGCTCCCTCTGACGAAACTCTTAATCTTATTTATAACTCATGTGATGTAGGAATAAACACAGCTGACGGTGAAGGATGGGGGCTTGTACCTTTTGAGCACGCATCATGCCGTCGTGCGCAGCTCGTCCCCAACCACACTTCATGTCGAGATATCTGGAAAAACAAAGCACCTCTTATCGATATTGCAACTTGGGTCAGGGATAAAGATCTCAGCGTCGAAAGAGGAATTATTAGTGTCGAAAGCGCTGTAGAGCATTTAAATACCCTTTACGAAGACGAAACGTACAGAGAACATATTGCATCAGAGTGTTTTGAAGTGACTCAAAATCCCTCCTATCGGTGGGATAAAGTTGCTCTTGGTTTCGAAAAAGCTATGGAGGAGATCTCGAAATGAGCACACAGCATTTTCGTTTCCACTCATCTCTCAGTAACACCTGCTACCCAACTTCGCTGAGAGATAGCGATCGAGGGGCACCTTCTGTTTACTTACAAGCAAAGGATCTTGGAGGAGTTTTCACACGTATATCTCGTGGTCTTCCTTTTCGTTCAGTTGCTAATTTCAGTCCTTCACTAATCAAACACAAAGGGCACGACTTAATTGCTTTTAGATCCCAACCAGAGCCGTTTTGCTTTAGGTGGGATATGAAGTATTTCTACTACAACAGCACCCCCACGGAGGTTTATGTTGGCGAGCTACTGAACGACGAAACCATCGTCGGTGCAAAAAACATTAGAGAAAGAAAGCATCGTTTGAGTTACGAGGATCCTCGGCTCTTTATTGATGCAGAGGACAATCTGATGTGTCAGTTTGTGACGAGCAGCTATGCTTCCAGATGGGATAGCAGCAAACACAAAATGATCAAGAGCCCCAAGGTGTGCGTGGGTTCATTTGATGATTTTGGTAATTGCATCGATGCTTTCTATCCACCCATCGGACTTAATCACCAGGAGGGCGGAGCTGAGAAAAATTGGTGCTTCTTTGCTGATGGGGACGTTACACGTCTTCTATACTCTACTAAGCCGATAGTCATCAAAACGCCAGGTGAGGAGCAGAAAACTATTGATGCCACAGTGTTGAAAAAATGCACTGGAGAGCATCCTACATTCAACTCAACAGCACCTGTAAAAGTTGGTGACGAGTGGTTAGTTTTCTACCACTATAAATTTATGGGGATGGTCAGAGGGGAGCCACGGCCTGTGCTTTTTTACATGCTCTCTGCTTACACCCTCGATGATAACCTCACCAAGATCGTCAGGTACATGCCTGAGCCGCTATTCACTGGATCACTCGATGACGAGCTGATTATGTGGACAGATTATCAAGGGCAGCCAATCTCGAAACAACCTGCTTGTATCCTTCCTTTCGGATGCGTTGCAGATGAAAACGAAATTGCACTTTCTTTAGGAGTCAATGATTCCTTCATGGGCATTTTCAGATGTGCAACAAACAACATCCTGAGCCTGATGACAAAAGTTTAACTCTTTTCTTCTCGCTCAATCGTGCTCCAAATAACCAGCGATGCCTCTTCCAAGAGAGACAGCATCGCTGGGACATCCTCAAACGAATTATTCAACTCACGTAGACAACGATCCGCGCCAGCAAGTAAAAGGCCACGGCGATCAACACCGTCCGTGAGTTGTCTGACCGCCTGGATGTGGGACCTAAGTTCTTTCTGAAGGACTGAAATTTTTGTTGCTGCCGTGGCATAGTCAAGCATCCCAGTAGATGTCATCTGCCTGACGTTATCCAGATCAAGCTTAAGAGAATCGATCTCAATCAATAAAACCTTTCGGAGGTCTTCTTTGGGGTATTTTTCTTGAACATAAGCTGTCAAGTCTGAAATAGAGCCCTTATAGCCAGGTTTTAAAAACCTCGCATACAAAAAAGCTTCGATATCGCTAACGCTATTTTTGCAGTAATAGGTGAAAGCGTCTTTCTGCGTTTTATCGAGCGAATCAAGCCACGAACCAACCGTGGTTGAATCTCCAATTGTTGACTTGATCATGCGAAAGCTCGTGTGCCTGCAAGCGCTTGGTTAGCTCCGAAGCGCTTCATAGCGAGCTGCGCTTTGGTTTGACCTTGAATTTGAGCTAGCTGAGACTTTGTGTTTGCGTTAATTTTGGCAAGATCTCCAAGTGTTCGTGCTTCGGTGAGTCTTAAATTCGACTCAAGGGTTTGAGCGCCACGGGCTAAAAGTCCTTCTGTGGCAGCACGATCAGAGAAAACATCACCGTAAGTGTTCGCTTGGTCAAGGGCTGCATTTGCAGCAGCACTTTCTTGCGCTGAACGAATACCAAAATTTGTTGTAGCTAAGCCTCTAGCAAGATCATTCTCGCCTGTCAAAGCGGATGAACCCGCTTGGGCTAAGAAATTTGGTCCTGCTAATTCAACTCCAATACGACTGTTCGCAAGTTGAGTTGCTAATAAATTTCCTGCTTTAAAAAGGTTTGTAATTTCAGAAGCTTGAGTATTAGTTCTTGCTTTGAGATCGTTAGCAGAAGAAGCTAACTGAGTTAATTGGCCAGAGGAAAGTTGACTTGCTTCGAGCCCAAGGGAACCAAAAAGAGCACCAAGACCTAATGCGTAATTCTGCTGAGCTGCAGTAACCTTTGCGTTCTGAGCAGCCGCCTCAGCTGAGTCTCTAATTAAGTCATTCTGTCGTTGCGATACTCCTCCACCTCCACCACCACCGAAGGAATTAATCAGACTCCCGATACCACCTGCTGCTGATCCAACAGCACTAATCCCACCTAAGATTCCAGTAAGAGACATAGATCACCTTCCTCCTGGGAATACAGATTTTCCAGGCTGGAATGCAGCCATGACTTGCCGCTGCGAAGGTCCTAAAGCGGATAGCACATTCGCGTTTGGCGTCCCTGCAATGTATGCAGTTTGAGCGAGTTGCGTGGCCATAAGAGTGTCGCGCATAATTTGTGCTTTTTCTATCTCTTTCCACGAGCGGATGTTTTCCAGCTCAAGTTCCCGCTGGCTCTTCTCTCGGCTCTTAGCGAGAGCAGCTGCTTCTGAAAGTGCTAGCTTTTCTTTGTATAACTGTAAGTTTAAATCTGCTTCGAATTTACGTCTTTCCTCAGACGTGGTCTGTTTCAGTATGTCGAGAAGATCCGAAGGAATGCCTCGTAAAACAGCTTCACTTGCTTCTCGTGAAGGTCCTGGTGCTTGAGTGCTTCCAGTGGTTTCAACAGCGGGGATCGGAAAGCGACCACCGGCAGTAACATCGGGATAGTTTGAAGGATCGTTAGGGTTTGGTGGTTCTATATCAGCATCTTCCCTACGAGGTGGTTCTGGAGCATAACTCAGCTCTGGCTTATCTGATTGACCTTTTTTGTCGTCAGAAGAAAGCCCATAAGACAGGTTGGGACCCGCGAGGCGACCCAAGCCTTTCAGAAAATCAAGAAGAAAATTGGTTTCTTTGGTTTCCTCCATCAGACTGCCCTCCCGACTTCGACTAAGATTGTTTGATCTTGTGCTCCAGGGTCAGTGATAACTCGTGAAATCGCCTCTTCTAAGACTTTTCCAGCAGTTTGACCAGCTGTACCTAAACCCATCATAGCCTGCCTTTGACTTTGGCCTTCTTCAGAGATGTTCTGCAAACCAAACTGGAGAGCCCTCTCTCGCTCACCGGCCTGAGCTGCCTGCATATTCACGCGGTCCACGGCTTTTTGGAACTCTCTATCGGGGTCAAGCATTTCAAGTTGCAATTCAGGAAAAACTTTATTTAAAATACGTCGATTTTGATTCTCCTTAAAGATACTGTTCATGAAATTAGCCTGTTCACCAGGGCCAATCATGAATTTTGAACCTGTTCCTTGGAGCTGAGGATCTCTGGAACTTCCAATATTTCCAGCGATTAACTCACCAAGAATTGGAGCTGCGACATTAGCACCCAATCCAACTGCAGTACCAAGACCCCCAAATAGAGCTTTGCGTCCTATACCTTTAGTCGCAGCTTGTGCAGCCATACGCGCTGCATCATCACCTTGGCTTCTGATAAGTTGATTAATAACAGAAGCAGTTCCAGGATCTACCTTGCCCCCAGTCGTGCGGAGGATGTCCTGAAGCATGTCATACCCTAATTTTTGAGCGCCGCCCGCAAAACTACTTGCCATTAGAACCCTCCAGGGTTGTCGTACTTAGTGCCACTAAGAGGCTTCTTCATCAATTTTAGAGTATTATCCTCTTGATTCATAGGAATAAGCCCTTCTTTTTGAGACTTTGACGCATGTGCCACAGTCTGAGGGAAGTTAGATAATAAATACCGACGAAGAAAATCGCCAGGATGTGTATCTTGGGATAACTGTCGAACGTCACGTTCCTTAAGTTGTTTAGCTCTATCCATCAGCTTAAGGGTTGATACTCTTCAGAAGGCGCGATACCGTTAGAGCAAGGTGCATTTAACATTGAATAGTTAGCACCCAAGTTCGGAGTATCAAACTCAGCAGGCCGTTGAGAAGAAAGACGATCCATATGCTCGTCAGACTGAGTATCTAACTTTTCCAGAACCGCGAGTAGCATATCCGCAATCTCGGGGTTTCCCTCCACAAGGCTCAGAAGAGCAATCAGATACTCGTCCATGCGTGGGTCCATTGTCTCAGTGCGGAGACGGGAAGCCAGCTGGGCTTTCTCCATCGGCATGTCCACATCGGGGTAGCCGTTCAATGAGTGAGTTGCACCGGTATAGAGACCTTCTGGCTCCATACCAGGCATGGGAGCAGCGCCGCCACGGCTGAAATCGCGCATGAAACGAGCAACCATCGGAGTCGCAGCAGCCATTTCAGCCTGAGTGCGAGGCACAGGCATCTGGAGAACACGTGCCGCTAACTCATAATCAGCAGGAGAAAACACCAGAAACCATCGCAACTTCTGGTTCCATTGTACTCCTTATGTTCAAAAGGTCGCCAGGCTGACACTCAAGCGAAAGACATATTTTTTCGAGAACATCAGGAGACGGAATGTAAGATTCGTCGGTATAAATCTTTCTTGTGGTGGTCGGAGATAAATCTGCAGCTTTACTTAATGCGAAAGAAGATAACCCCTTACCCTCTAGAAGGCTCCTTAGATTATTAAACAGCCTTCCTTTAGATGGATGCGAAGAGTAAAAGGGCATAATCTCACTGGAGAAAGTTAAGACCTTCGCAAATATCCACGAGGCCAGTACCGCTAAAGTGGCCGAACGAAGTCAGATCAATCTTTTTATTTTGGATCCGACGCCAGTTGATGAGTTCGCTCATAAAACGAATATCATCAAGAAACAGCCAGCGGGTTTTGTACTCCATATTAATACCACTAAGTAGAGAATAAAATTTTTCTTCAAACTTATCGTCCTTGGGACCATCGCACATTATGAAGTCCGCCTGGCCTAGAAGTGCAGAAAATTTATTAAATTCAGCTTCATCACTGAGGTCACTAATATGTTGAGTTAAGTTTCCTCCGTTACCAACAAAATCTCGTTCATCAAGATAAGTTTTTTCAAAACTGCTCCACTTGAGAACATCGAATGTATCAACTTTCGCCCTAGGGGCGAAGTCGAGCATAACTCTAGTTCCGGTGCCGTAGTGCGTACCAATATCTACGATTCGTTTCGGACGAAGCACAGTCATCAGACCAGCAAGAATTCTATAGTGATCCCCAGGGAAAGCGTTCGCAAAGGGATTATCTATATAAGAGAGGTCAGTTCCTGCTGCCACAGTAACGGCCTGAGTAACCAAACCGTATTCGTCAAAGTTCTGTACTGCAGGATCATCATCCTGAGACAGACAACGACTTTCGATTACCTGGCGAACGGTTAAGCTCATCAATCGATGTCAGAATAGTGGCACTATAACAGTTTTTCGGTATTAAAACCCTAAATGTTTTTTCCTCACAAACTCAAGATCATAGGTTGTAAAGCTTTTGGGGAATGAAGGTTCGTTAAAAGGATGATCGTACGTTTCTTCATCCACGTGGGCTTGCCAGCCAGGACCCCACTTCATCGTGACGTACTTCTTATTTAATTCGTGCGCGAGGTGTATACCCTGAGCAATAGCAGGTTCTGAGCGCCAAGTCTGAGAACCATCGCTGTAGTCGTTTTTCTTAGTTCCGTGGTAGTAACCTGACTTCATAGATAGCACTCGTTTTACATCGTCCTTAATAAACCTCATGCCCATTTCGAGGTCCTCAACATACGCAGGGTAAAGTTGCTCGTCAAATAACCCATAACGCATGATCATCCAATCTTTAATCGCGAACACGTCCCAGCCACCACCAGAGCCATGAGCAGTACCCACTTCAGGGTCAGCCATAGCCTCTGCCATTTCTTCGAGGAAGCCTGGTTCGTACATAACGTCGTGGTTACTAATCAACCACCAAGGCGACTTCATGAAGCACTTAATAATTAGATTCCACGCGCCAGAGCAACCTACGTTCGCTGGGAGGTGGCAAACATGGACCTTTTTGACAAATCGATTTGGGATCTCTTTAATCAATTCAACTTCGTGGGTGATCTGACCCCTTCCGTTGTTATTGAAAACAACAAAATTGTCCACCGGATAATCGATGGACATATAGAGCCTATGGAGCCAGTAAGGGGTATTGACAATTGCTGTGCCAAGAACAGGAATTGAGTTCATAGCTTTTACGTTTATGTCAGTATACTACTTCATTAAAAGACCAACTTCTAATTTTTTAATTCCGTCTTTGTACTGGTATTGGTAAAGATTACAATCAGCTGAATCAGCTGAAAAAGCCTCTGGGAGATCGAATGAACAAACTCGTTTGTGCTTCTTTAAACTGCAGTGAGCGCAGGTGTAACACTTAAAGTCACTACGTGTTCGATCTTTCTTATCTATGAATCCCATGTCTTTTGCATTAAAATATTCACCCGCCAGCTTCTGAAACTTAGAGAAGCCTTCACGAGATCTTTCTAAACTTTTAAATTCTTCGAGCGAGATCTCTATAGTGGTTTCTCTGTGGCCGCAGTCACTATTGGTGCATTGGCGTCTGCGGCGGACAGAACCATTTACATTCCTTGTCGTTTCAATAGTGATTAAGCGGCCTTCGTGACATTTGTCGCAAACCAGCTCAGATTGGGCTCGATGTTGTTTCATAGTTTTGAGTGATTGGTGCCTGAGGAGGGACTTGAACCCTCACGACCTTTGCGGGTCAACGGATTTTAAGTCCGGCGCGTCTACCGATTCCGCCACTCAGGCTTAAAGGCAAAAGCCTTGTGGCAGAATACTACTTCTTTGAGTCGCTTTTAGCCTTTTTTGCTTTCCTCGCTTTATTAATGTTGTGTTTACCTGAGCACTCGTAACCACAGAAGGGTCCGGGCATCGATGCCTTCTTACTCTTTTTATTTAACCAACTTTTTAACTTGGCTCCTCTAAGCGTAAACGCTTTGTGGCACTGAGGGCATTTGTACCACACCTCTTTGGGGTTCATACGTCTTGCGTGTTGCGGACACAGTATGCGCTATAAAACTCTAAGTAACAACCCCTGCCTCACATGTCATATACGGGGTAGTAAGCATTCGCCCATTTCTTGCAAGCGACAGTGTCGTAGCGGCCATGCTTCTCCATTTGAGAAACCTTGCACTTCTGAACTAACCGCTCAAATCCTTGCTTTTTGGCGGCATAAGTTTCATTGTATTTTTTTTCTTTTTCCGCCCACGAGTTGAAAAAGCTAAAGAGCATCAGTAAGAGAACGATTTTCCATACATTTCCGATAACGATTTTCAAAAGCTCGGGGCTTTTCCAAACAGCGGCAGCACCGATGATGTGTTTTCCGTTGACTTTTAGGTCCAAGTTGGAAGTCATAGTGTTGTTCTTGTGACTTAGTAAGCATACAGCATACAAAACTGTTTTGCAACCCCCGAAAAAGCTGCTACTATACTGGCAACTTCTAAATTCTTATGTCCTCCAAGTTCAAAGAGCTTATGCAACAGCTGGGAACAGAAGACGTAAAGGTAAACGCTCCTCAAGGTCAACCTCAAGGGGTCCCAGTAACTGTTGAGAATAAGAAAAAACTCGACGATCGCTATACGTTTAACCAAGGGTGGTATGACGCCCTTCTTAATACCGAAGCGATTGTCAATGAGAGAGAAGAATTAGAAATTTTCCGTTTAGATCCCTCCAAAAAACGTCAGATTGTCGAAATCGGGGTTTACGAAGGCGCATCCAGCTGTTTCTGGAGTGATTTTTACCTTGATCATCCCGAATCACGCTTGATCTCTATCGATCCGTTTACTGGAAGCGAAGAGCACCACGAAAATCCTCAAAATTATCCAGAATTAGAGAATATTGAATTAACAGCTCGCGGAAATATCGCGAAGTCCAAAAATGCCGCCAAAGTCTCAATACTTAAGGGTTTTTCACAGTTCGTATACAAAGACCTTATCCTCGAAAACGGTGACCTTCCATGGATTGACCTCCTATACATTGATGGGGCACATGATTCTACCTCTGTTGCGCGTGATGTTTGCATGTATGTTCCTCTGGTTAAGTCTGGCGGCGTTGTAATTTTTGATGATTACGCCCATCCCGATGTCCGTAGGGCAGTCGATATGGCTCTAAATGCATTCGCCACAGCGGAAAAGGCGGCATTCACTGGTTGGCAGTTGATCGTTAAGTTCTAGTTATGGGTTTTCCTTGCACCCAGTGCGGCATCTGCTGCCGTTCCGTTGGTTTGTGGCTAAAAGAAACCGAAAACCAGCAGGAGCCTGCATTTAAATATGCGATGGAAACTTTTCCCTATAAAACCGACGAACTTGGAGTCTGCGAAAAGTTCATATCCGAGGGAGATCATCCGGGTTGCTCTGTCTACGAAGATAGACCTCTGTTATGTGACTCGGACAAAATGGCTGTTCTCATGGGAATACAACCAGAGGAACTATATAAACTCAATGCCATAATGTGTAACTACATGATTCGGGCTGCCGGTTTACCGGCAAGTTATCTCATCGACGAAGATCAGTTCAACGGCTCTGCCACAGAATAATATCCACAAGCTCGCCTGATATATTGGCTTCTTTTCTTTCACTTTTTTGCACTCCCCCTGTCCCTTTACCCATTGTTAACCTGTTCTTAACTTTGGCCCTGGGTTTTATTCTCTTCGTCCAGTCCCAAGCAAACTTAACACTGTCGCCGTCGCGATCCCAAACAAATTTTCCGTGCGACTTCCTAGCTTAGGACATGTGTTTGCCATCGTCGCTTCTTCCTTGGTTTCTATTACATTTGCACATTTAATAAAACTAAAGCCCAACAACACAAACTGACAAAAGAACACTGCCACGAGTGCCCTCAACAAAAAGACTTCCCTCCTGAATGGAGAGTTAGCCAAACCTCTTTCTTAGGATATCTTCTTGTGCGCCACGAAGAGCCTCACGGAGTCGATCGCTTTTAATGCTTTCATAACCTCCGACTGGCCCCATCTGAGCCATCGCCCGATCTAATGCACTGACCGCATTACGTTCTACAGCATCTACTTCATTCATAGGGTTCCCACCCGTGGCCACTGCAGGAACTGGGGAAGATACAGGCACTGGAGTATCAACAGTGGCTGGACCTGTTTCCCTTGCTGCTCGTGGTGGGATTACATCTACATCCGTTTCAGACCGCCTTGGCGGTGTTTCAGACAAAGTTGCAGTAGGAACTTGACCTGGCTGAATCCCACGCTCAAGGAGTTTTCGATCCTCCTCACGCGCTTTTCTCAACATTTCGTCTTCCCCTGCATTTACAGGGTTATACATATCCGCACCGATCAAAGCGCCAACAGGCATTAAAACCGGATTGGGTGCGGACAATGCACCATACATAGCGCCGCGAATAGGATCAGGAAGATTTAACTTATCTGCAACAATATCCGCAGCAGCTCCATAAAGGAGACCGCCTCGTACTCCAAGAGGATTTAGAAGTCTCTTCGGATCTTGATAGATCCTACGAGGATCTAACCAGCGTGGAAATTCCATTTAATTAGCGAGGTGCGCGAACACCCATCATCTGGTTACCGCCGGTTTCGATCATCATGTTGCGAAACCCTTCGGTATCAGCTTCCTTACGAGGACCGCTACCGGGCATTTGCTCGTTGCCTTGACGCATTTCATTGCGCTTGGCTCTGCGATTCTTCATTTTCTCGCCAGCCATGCGAACGCGAGCCATAACCTTTATACCAATATGCCTTAATTATAAAACAGACCGTCCAGGTTTAAAGCTTGACATCGCTTGCTGTGCTAATTCAGCGATCATATTTGAAGTCCTCTGTGTTTCAGTAATACCGGCTTGCTGAATCTCTTTTTCCACGGGGTTAGCTTGACGTTGTTTTCTCTCACTTACCACTTGTCTTAACGCTTGTTCAATTCGACTGGTATCACTGTCCTCGCTAGATATAGGGGCTGGGTCAGTTCCACTAAAATCAGACGCTCCCTTCGCTGAAGCCATCAAACCACTTAAAAGGTTAGTCAAAACAGTGGACCTAGTCGATCCATCGGACTTAGTCGAGTAATTATCGATCCGAGCCACATCACCCTGGTACTCAGATCCCCAAACAGGTGCGGGTTTTTCCGATGATGGCGTACTCGTTTGCGTGGGAGGTGCAGAAAGATTCGCACTGGACACCGCAGCACCACTCAAAACCTTATTTTTCGGGCTTCCATGCAAAAGAAGCGCCTCATACGTCTTTCCGTTGCGTTCAAAAGCATATTGGGACATGATACCGCCCCCTTTATCGCGAAAAGTCGTTAAATAACGACCTCCAACGACTTCAACTGGCGTATTTTCAGGCGTGGCGTAATCTAAACCCTTGTGAAACCGCGAAGCTCCAGGGATACCAGTGTCGCGTGGGCCATATCCACTGGTTTGACGATACAGATCGACTAAGGGCTTGTCTCCAACGCGCAAAACATCCTCAAAACCACGCGGGTCGATGTAGTCACCGACTTCTGGGTCGTAAATACGAAAATCTAAATGTGGACCAGAGCCAACTCCAGTAGCGCCAGTGTAGAAAACAGACATTTTTGTGTTTAATAAGAAACAGGGTAAGGATAACGAGATGCCTGAATATCTAAATAAGGATCCTTATCTATAAACTTACCAGCTTCAGTTGCATCGCCTAACGTTTTCTCCGTAAGCTCAAAAGCCCGTTTAAGTTGAGCTTGCCTCGCAGTTTGATACTCATTATTTAAACCAAGACTCATTAATCTGCGAGCATAATCATCCCTAACGTCTACCATAGTGTTTGCATCACCGCGTATAACAGGAGAAAAACCCTTAGGGCCAAAAACTTGAGCACTACCGTAATAATCAGGATTAAATTTATCGTAGGCACTTTCAGGGATATTAGGGACTGTAAAACCACGTTCGGCTGCCTCTGTACCTTTAAATATGTATTGCATAGGGTACATCCCTAAATCTTCTTTACTACTGTTATCTTCTAAACCCTGAGATTTATAATAGTCATCTGCATACTTCTGAGCTTTTAACTCAGCCCTAAGCCTGCCTCTAGGACCTTGAGTAGCTAAATACTGACCTAAAAACTCAGCAGGATTATCAAAATACGGACTCATTATCTCACCAAAGTTTTCCTGGCCTTGTCTTTCAGACATCATTTCTTTGGGAAGAGTTGGGTCAAGCGCGTGACCTGCTTCATGAGCAAGGGTAAAAAGACTCCCTGTTTTAGGATTTAAGTGAATAACTCGTTTATCGAGGTCCGAATGACCACCCTCAGGATTAAGAGGTGTGTAGTAACCCGCAGAATCCTTAGGGGCTTCGAGACTGTTGGGCCGAATATCTATATTTAAATTTTTAGTACTACGAATAAAATCTACTAACTGCTGCGCTTCCGTAGAAGGCACAAAAGAATAAGGTTGGTTTGCTGAACTAACAGGATATTTGTCACTAAAAATAAACTCACCGGCAGATATGGGTTCACTCTCTGGAGTATAAAAAACGTTCTTAGCCACGTGGCTACTACAAACAACCTCAACAAATTCTAAATCAAATTTTCCGCGCCAAAAATTTTTTTAAATAGGGGTCGCGAGGATCGAACTCGCCTTCGGCAAATTATGAGTTTGCTGCATTCCTCCAGATTGCTAGACCCCCGCTCAGTTATTATACTGCTACTTACATATTCGAGGCGTGGTTGAAACCTGGGTGCCTATAAAAGGCTACGAAGGACTCTATGAGGTTAGTGACTTAGGAAGAGTCTATAGCTTAGGTAGAACCATTCGCGGTGTGCGACGTGGAACAGAGTGTGACATCACGTATAAACCCAAAATCTTAAAGGCTCGTAACAACAGAGGGTACAAGTACGTATCTCTCTGCAAAGATGGTGTCTTAAAGATAGCAAAGGTTCATTTACTTGTCGCAAAAAATTTTTTAGAACCTGTTCCTGGGAAACCGTTTGTCCTCCACGGGCGGCGTGGATCTCTTTGTAATGAAGTCTCGAACCTTAGATACGGCACACAAAGTGAAAACGCGCTCGACAAACACTTAGACGGGACTTTCCCAAATACTATACCTGATGAAACTGTTGCTGAAATTAGACATATTTACGCAAACTCTGAATTAAATTATGCACAGCTTGCTGATCTGTATTCAATAAGCATCAGAACAGTAGGTCGAATAGTACGCCGTGACTCTTACAAACACTTAGTGTAACTCTATGCACGAACTCCCCAAGCTGAGTTTACCTGGAAGATACCCAAACCCTTCTCGCCCACCACGTCGGTAAGCCCGCGCATTTAAAAAAAAGCGACAAAATTGCGGTCCTATCATGCGCGTGCGTGCGGATGCGGGGGTGGGGGCGTGGCTTAGTTAAATACTATGTGTTAATTATCAAGAATTAATCACGATTAAGTTTGCATTATTAACCAACTGGGCGGGCAGTTAATTTTACTTTTTAGTTTAAGTTTATTCGTATTAGTTACACGATCTAGTCACTGTTAATTAGTAACAATCAACAATCATTAATTAATACTATTTATTTATAATTATATTTTAGTTTTTATTTATATCACTTAGTCTTACAATACTTTTAAGATCGCCCAGTGAATAGCTTAACCAGATCTTAACCTAACCTTAACCAGTTCTTAGTTGTACCTGGTGCCGTTTGGATTTACCTTTAGGTCATGGAGATCAGGGACGTGCAGCGCTGCTGCAACGATCCTCTCTCTCCTGACAGTTCCCAAACTGTCTCCCTAACGTCCCAATCACGATCATCCAATGGTGTAGGATTGGCAAGCCGGTGAACGAGGCCGGAGCTATAACCCGACAGGGCTTAACTGAGAGTTCGAACCTGGCCACGCGCCGCTAGCTTTCTCTCGCCCGATCCCTGACGTGTCGATACTGCCTCCATAGGTAGCCAGAGACCTAGGCCGAAAGCCCTAGGATCCCTGCAAGTGTCCGTTCGCCCCGAGTTAAATGCCGAGGGTTGATGCGAACCAGACTAACTTGCGGCCAACGTGGATGTGCTCTCGATGCGCACTGGTTAGTTAACTTTGTAGATTGCGTGCAAGTTAACTAAATTGTACCTAGTTTGCCTGCAATGTATGGCGATGTGGTTACAGCACGATGAGACTTGTATCTCACCCTGTAACTGATACGTGCAAACTTAACTATGTCTGTAAGTCCCACCGGTTTCGGGGGCGTGCAACCTGTCACCATTCGCGTACCTGTGTTTAATGCAGTTACGCGACA